CAACCAGCCGTTTGACAGCTTCTCTACTGCGTTAATCGTTTCGCCTTTTTTACGGCGAAATGATGGAGCGCCTCCCCACTTCGGATCAGCGCGAAACAGCAAATCATCTTGACAAATATACGTTGTATTCGGATTTTTTTCATCGAAGTAGTTCGCTACAGATGCTGAGTAGTAGCCTTTCTTGCCTTGCCAATTGATTTCGAACCAGCCGTTTTTCAAATTGTCCCAATCAACTTGTATAGCTGAGTGCTGAGGTAGTGTAAAAGCTAGCGCGCTCTTCCAATCACCAGCGCCTTTTAAAATATACAAGTTGCGTTTTGCGTATAGCCACTGCTTTCCTTTCCTAGGATTTCCGCTTAATTTAAGGGCAACTGCATTTTTAAAGCGCGTGAATTCTGCTGGTGACTTTACCCAAGGCGCGGGACAATTTTTACCTGTAACATCATAGTGCCGAACAATATCGGTCACTTTCAATTTGTGCGTTCTACATAGTTCTGCGACTACATCAACTGTTCTGTTGAATGTTGCAGTCGTGATGTTTCCTTTCTTATCCAAACACATTTCCACGCCGATAGCTTTAAAATTGGCATTACTCAGTAGCGCTGCCACTCCTCGATATGGGGAGCCATTAACATATTTTTGGATATCATTTGCTTGATACGCTACCTCATTTTGAGGAATGATACACAATGCCTCGATGTCATCTACAAAAATATGAGCAGATGCATAACGATCACTTAATGTGTTGAAATAATTACGATGATTACGCGCCGTTCCTCCGTTATTCGCCGTGTAGTGCATGACGACTTTATTGACTACCGTCAATTTTGAGCCTGGTCTTGAATATGGATTCACTCGGATATAGTCATTTGTAATAACGCTCATCTATAATCCCCCTGTTTCTTTTTAGTTTTTACCATTTTCAATTGTACGTCAGCACTTTGCGCCGCTTTTGTGAAACTCTGATTCTTCCAACCTGCCAATGCCGCAGATACCGCAGTTACAACGAAGGTGACTGTTTGTTCTGTTTGCGCATCATTGAAGGGCAAAGGATTCTTGCCCGCTATAGTTAGCCCTTGATTTACAAGAGCAATTACAAGCACGCCAGTTCTAACCCATGTCGCCGTGGTAACACCTTTTAAATTAATTTTTTTCATCCTGTTTTTCCTCCTTGTGCTTCGTGAGTAGACCACTAAGCTTTATATTTTCTTGTTTCAATTTCTCGACTTCTGCTTTGAAATTTTCAGCCTCGCCTTTAAATGCTTCTGCTTGCTTTTGATAAAATTCCAACTGTACCTTATAAGCCTCCATCTGACTTTTATAAGCTTCCGTCTGGCTTTTGTACGCGTCCAGTTGAATTCTGTATTCATCAAAAATAGTCGCTACCTCTTTCGTGTAGGTAATTTCTGCGTTTGTTTTGTCCGTGTTTCGCGTCCCTCTGATAGTTAGGTACGCGACAACTAAGGAACCAAGAGTCGTTAGCAAGGCGGGCGATAGCAAATCTTTCATCGTCATATTAGTAATCCCCCGTTCTCGACTCAAAATAAATTAGCAAATTCAGCCCTAGGATAAACACCCACGCCGTATTCGGATAACCAGCAATTTCTCTTATCAAGAAAGAGAAAAAGAATAGCGACCAAACAAACTGCAAAGAAACCAGAAATATTCTTTTTGTCTTTTTCCAATTCCCTAGAGTGGCTGCGGCGTAAAGTACAGCTAAAACTATTAGCAAAGCTGACACAGCATAATCATCTAAATAGCTGACAAGATAGATGTATGCGCCTCTGGTTTCTAAAAACCCCTGATGATACGCTAAGAACAAACCAAACAAAATTGTTTGTAGCGCGATCAGCATCGGAAGTAATTTTTTCCGTTTCACAACCTGCTTTTTGAACTCTGCGTATTTTTCCGAGTAGTCCCCCATATTCATTCACCGCCCTTTCTCTCCATAAAAAATACGCCTATTCAGCGTCGTTTACATCTTCGTCTTTTATTTCCTCGCCTAAAAAGGAGCGTACGTCTTCACGATATTTCGATGGCACTTCTTCAATCGTTCTTCGTCCAGCGATAACCTCGTTTGCATAAAGTTTTGTAATAGCACTAGTCAATGTTTTTCCCACCTTCCAGTATTTCTATTCTTTCATAAAGTTCCGCAATCAAATCCGCCATTTCTAGATTTATCGCGTCTGTCGGACTAGGCACGTTTGCTTGTTCAATCGCCTTTTTCCTGCGTTCTTCATCAAGAAAAGCGACACCATTGACTATTTTTATAGAATCTAAATCTTCTATAAAATCTGGATTTGTTGAAATCTCTACCGCATTTTCTGGGATAGTCGCCTCAGCTATCAGCGCGCCGTTTTCGTCAAGAATTTCCTTGTTGCACCACCCCGTCACAAAGCCTTCACCGTCTGTCGTAACATACGCCTTCACGAAATCATCTGCCATTATTTTTTTCTCCTCTCTGCGTTTACTTAAATTACAAATACATTCGATACACAGTAAGCGCTATGCGGGCTATCAGAGTTGCTGTCATCGCCTGTAATTGTTGTCGAAGTTAAACGTATCGTTTTCTTCGCTCCTGCCGTATCAGTCGTCATCAAGTAATACGCCTTGTTAGGGTTCTTTAATATGAATTTTTTAGGAATAAAAAACACATGATAGCCGTAGCCTAGCGCACCAGTTCCTACTAAATAACGTTGAATTTCGACAAAAACACCTTGCTTCAAGTCTTCTACATTCCATGTAAATGTGTGACTACTTAAAAAGTATGTCGCCCCATCCCAAATATTCTTTTCTTTAAAATACGCATCTGTATATACCTTCGCCGCCGCTGATGCCGCGTCTGCTTTGGCTTGCGCTCCCAATGTTGTTTCTTTTGCATTCCACGTAGCTTTTTCCGCAACTGTAACTGGGGCTGTTAGTTCTGCGATAACCTCGGCAACCGCCGTTCTAAAACCTTCTACCCCTTCGGCATGTGCCATAGGGTAGAAGGTTTCCACGACGCCGTTACTGCCTTTCTCTGCCATTTGTACAATTTTTGTCATTCTGTTCACTCCTTTGAAATTTATTAGATTATCACATTATTAAAAACTTGCATCCTAGCGATTTCCTTTCCTTTAGAAAAAGCTACCACCGCCACGTTTATTGATGTCGTTAAGATTCTTCCTGAAACATAGACTTTAAACGTTCCATCCGCCAATGGGTCTCCTCCTGAATACACGACGCCGTCTACAATCGTTTGAAATGCTGTCACTTCCCCTATATAAACGCCGTAAATATAAGCCGCGCCAAACTTATACTTGGCGCTCAGTCGTATCTTTGCAGTGTTGGTAATCGGGAAATTATTATCTCCTAAATTCCCAAATACAAGCGCACTACGCGGAGGGATCGTTGCAACCTCTTTTACAAACGTAAGCGGAAACCTTTCGCTATCTAAGTTAACGAAGGTTCGAATATCGTTGATAATGCTTGATTCGTACATAAGCCAATCGTTCGTTTTCATTTTTGGTATATCCTCTATCGAGTGGAACACTTGCAACTTGCTTTCTGCACCCACTTGCAAAGCTGTAAGACGTTCTCTTAATACGGTGTATACTTTGCCGTCCTTATCCGTTCTAGCGTCAACAATTTCCGATGGTTGCGGCGTTGACGCGATTAGATTATCAACCCTATTATTCAGCTCTGAATCTAAGCTCTGTAGTTCTATTTGTAATTCTTCTTTGTTGTCCGCTATCAGATTTCTTAGCCCGTCATCCTCACTTTTCATTTGTTCTCGCAACTGGTTGTCCTCGGTTATGATGTAGCGATAAAGAGCCGCTTCCTTTTCGTCAATGATTCCTAACACTTTCTTAATTTCAAGATACAGATCAGACGCTAAATTTTCTAACATGTCCCAGTTTGCGTTGGTCGCATTTCTAAAATCGCGACCTTGCAAAAGCGTTGTCCAGCGATTTAGTTTCATCCTTCCACCTCCTTCACAAAGTTAAGAATAATGTTTTGCGAGCCTTCTGGTAACGTGCCGTAGACCTTGTTTAAATTGATGCCATTTTCATCGATAAGCACTTCATCATCTACGCTAATTACGCCATTTCCAAAACTAACGACGTTTGCCGATTCTTGTTTACTTGTTTGAATTCCTGACTCCGTGAACTCCACATTTGCGTTCTTAGCCTCGATAAACGACGCTGAGGAGTCTTTTATTTCTGCTGGTATACTTTCGATAACTGTTTTCCCGATGTTCTTAAAAGCCTTCTGCGCCTCTTTGGTAGCTCGCCTGATATCTTGCTGAATATCAGACATCGCCTTTCTTGCATTGCTAAAGACGACTTCTGAATTTTTTTGAGAATCATACGGGTATTTGGAATAACCTACGATTTTTACTTCAGTATCTACTTTGGTATTGTTACTTGAGTAATTCCATGCATCGCCCTTAGAGAACTCTTCGTCATCTATTAAATCAGTAGCAAGCGATATCTCAGGTGCATCCTGCAACGTGCTTATTAATTTATTGCGCATCGTCGTTGGGTTACTAATCACGTCATCACGAACAGGCTTTTGATATATCGGTACGCCTCCGTTCCATAAACTTGCATTAGGCGAAATGTAGGTGATTGGGTCAAACAGGTATACTTGATCTGTGCCGTCGTGCGCGCGATATAAGCCAATCCAATCGCCAGTATTCACAACGCCTTCTGGCAATTTGGGATATTTCGTATTAGGATTGTCGCCATCTCTACTAACCAGCGTGCATACAACGGTATGCATTTTATTTTCTAAGCCGCGTTTAACTTCGATAAGCTTCTCTACGGTTGCACCGCTTGAACTGTAGCCACTAACTTGTTTTGTGTGCGTCCCATCAATCTTAAATGTCCATTTACCGCCTAACTTAGTTTGTAACATCTTGACTCTTAAGCCTGTGCCGCTAAACGAAAACTTGAACGCATCATTGATTTTAGTTGCTGTCCAATAGCCATTTTTAAGCACCCAGCCTGCACCCACTCGCTCGATTGCTAGTGAAGTATACTTTGAAAAGATATCTGTCACATCTACTTTTTTTCCATAACCACGGATTGCTGTCTTTAGGTTAAGTGTAGAAATGGAAAGTTTGGTATTTCTGACGTTGTAACCTTCTTTGAATTGGTTTTGCGTCACTTCGCCAAACTCACTTTCTAAATAAAAGTGCAAAACCTTGTTCCGCGGCACGCAAACGGCGCCAAATCGTTCGCAAATGAAACTAATTGATTCCACGCCATCCATGTCTCCGCCTAAATTTTCACTCGTAATGCTACTGAAAGCGCCATGAAGAACCCACGAATAATTTAAATGATTGCCGCCTAATAAAAAATTAAGTGCACTCGTAATCGTATACGTTTTAGTTCCTTCTTGAGTGTCTTCTTGCACGTAACCTTGAATATCATACATCACATGTGTTGCTATGATTTCTTTCCCAACGATTGTGGAATTCTCATTTTCGACGATATCAGCAGACTTGATAACGAAGTCCTCCCCATCATAGACAATGATTTCTTCGTTTTCTATTAGAGCGAACTCAAAGGCGTTAAAATCAGATTGAATAATCTTAAAAGTAATCTGCCAAGATTCATTTTTTGCCCACGATTCTTGAAAATCCAGAATGTCAATAAGTTTTTCTGTGTAATCTTTCGTTTTTACAAGCGGATAATCCTTCAACTCCCCACCTCCTAGTATAGGAACGGGAAGTCAAAAGATGTCTCAGGGTTTGCACAACCGCTAACTTCGATGTCGTTCCATCCAACTGCTAATTTTATTACTTTGTGATTGCTGTATTTACTCACTAAATCATTATTCAAGTATGTTTTTATACCCTTCAAAATCAGCCTATCCGAGTACTTCATCGGTTTATTGAATTGATATAGTGATCCTGTTGTGTGATTCTTTATGCGCGGCGAGCCTTCGCATTTTAACGTGATGATTAGATCGTGTTTTTTGTCAGGGTCAATCATGACATGTCCAGCGTTGTAAACGCGAAATATATTTTCTTTGAACGAGTACTTCAAATCTTCATGTGGAATTCCCATACCAATCTGCCAAAGCTCTGTATCAAATGTGAAGGGGCTTAGTGTTGTTCCTCGAGACCTTCCATAGCCGCCTTGCACATGAAAATTAAGTGTAAAGCTACCTGCACCATTTACGCCGAATTTATCCGTTTTGAAAGGTTCGCATAAGACGCGATACATGATAGACGGCATACGTTGAAAGTATATATAGTAGGGTTTTTCTCTGATAAACAGTGGGTATATCTCGTGCTGTATCAAATAATAATCTGTGTTATCAATACCTTCGAAAACAAAGTCTGCTTCTATAACTCTGTTGGAAACCGTCAAATCGTTTTCGTCTGTACTCGTTTGCAAAGATGGCACTCGATGTTTTAATAAACGCAACGGGATGTCGCTTCCAACTTCAATTGTTGTTTTTGATTCTGGTAAATACATATACATTTTATTCACAAACTACCACCTCCGCCAAAGAATGAGTCTATATCATATTTTGTACCTTGCTTTTTCCCCATCTTGGAAATTAGATCGTCTTTATTTAAATCTATATTTGAAATTGCGCTAATAACACTGACTAATAATTTAATCATTTGATCGCTTTTGTTATTGCTTTCGAGCAATTGCTGTAGCTGGCGATTCATCGTCGCAAGCATAGCTGAGTTATCATTATTGGTTTGGTTAACTGTAACAGGAGACCCTTTGATTTCTCTTATCTTAGAAAATATATCCATGCCTCGTGTAGGAACCTTATCCAACGTGGTTCCATTTGCGAAACGTGGTATATCTTGCAGTAAAGCCGCCGTCTTATCTCCGCGCAAAACTTGAGAGCCACGCGGCAAATCTAGTACAACGTTTCGACCCAGCGGAACAAACGACGTCCCCTGCGGCGTCGTTATCAATTCTTGATAATTAGAGCCTTGGGCATCGTTAACCATTGCCAACCCGCCTTTGTGGAAGTTTGTACCCGTTGCAAATTTAGGCGGCTTCTCCGCCTTAGAAACATATGTCGTTGTTATCGTCTTGCTCGAAGGCGAATTGTAAAAATCCATCCAAGACGAATTGATATTTTTGATTGGCAGTGCCGCGGTTTCCAGACCCGATGCATCTGCTTTTAAAACCTTAGTCGGCGTTAGTATACCGTTGTAATCCGAAATAACCGTCTTGCTTCCACTTATTTTATTCAATAACTCTTTGTTGGTTGCGAACAGTTGCTTTAAGTCGATTTTCTTTCCGTTGTAACTGACAATTGCGCTACCGCCACTGCTCAATTTTTGCATCAAATTTGAGTTGTTGGATAGCAATTTCTTTAAATCGACCTTTTTACCGTTATAACTGACAATTGCCCCTTTACCACTAGCAATCGCCGTCTCTAGCCCTGTTTCATCCGCAGTTAAAAGCTTTTGAAAGGGTTGCGGTAGTAAGTTCCACACGCCCATATCTTGCAATGCTTTGGCTAACTCCGCGCCCGTTTTCGCTTTTGCCACCAGCGCTTTTTGAACTGGATCAAGTTTGTCCCAAACTCCTATATCTTGCAACGCTTTTTGCATCTCTTCTGGTTTGTATGTCGTTAACAGCTTTTTCTCTCCATAGGTTAAAGCGCCCCATTTGCCGTTAGCAATCAAAGCTTGCGATAAAGTCATTTTCGCGTTCGTGGACAGTTTCGCTTCTTTGATAATGAATTTTAAATCATTCCATCCACTCTCTGTCTCACTCGCTTTTTGAATCTCTTCTACGGCGTTCGTTTTGACTTCTCCAGTTTTCGAATCAAAAACCATGTTGTTCCACGCGATGTCTGCCATTCCTGCTGATGTGGATAAAATTCCAAGGTTAGCTGACACGTTGTCTGTTGAGACTTTCGCTTTTTTATCAAGGTCTGACAACTTCAAACCCATCGATTCAAGATATACTTCTATTTCAGTTTCAGAGTGTCCACTCTCGCGAGACAATTCTACCCAGCGTTGCATCATCGCAGTAAGTGTTGTGTCGTGTTTGGAATTCAGTTGATCTAACGATGCGTAATAAGCCTCGAAATTCCCAGTATCTTTATACATCGTCTCTAAGTTTTCTTTTTGCTTTTTATACTCCGCTTCTTCTTTCTTAGCTGATTGAGAAATCAAACTCGCGTTATCTGCCATTTGATTTTGCGTCATTTCAGTTATATCAGAGTAAAGCGCCGCCTTGATTCCTTTTTCTTCTGATGCTGACAATTTGAGTGAAGCAAGGTGACTGTCAATCATGCCACGATTTAGATTACTCATCATCGCTTGCTCTGTCTTCGTTAAATCCCTTCCAGCCTTAGCTGCATTCTTAGCGATACCGACGGCTGTATTAGCTTGCTTTTTAACCGTCTCCTTCTGCTTCTCTGCGCTTTGTTCAGCTTCTTTAACTGACTCCTCCCAGAATGATTTCATTTCTGGCGGCAACTCGTTATACGTCTTTTTAAGCGCGCTGATTGATTCGTCGATGCTCTGTAGTATAACTTTTGCCATTCCGTTGTAGGAAGCCTTTATCGACTCTGTACTATTTTTCGAATCGGCGTCAAACGTTGCAACAGCTACACGCCCGTCTGTCGAAAACTTATGAATCTTCGTCAAAGCTTTATCTGCGCTTTCGCCTACATCCGTGCCCCATTTTTTCGTGCGTTGTGCAGATTCTACCGCTTTTTCGCCCCAAATCTTCCAAGCTGCATAACCACCGATAGCCGCAACTGACACAGCCGCAATTCCTAGCCCTAACGGACTAAGCGCCAAACTAAATACACCTGCTCCTCTAGCCGCTAAAGAAAGACCTTTGCCTGTCTTTCCTACACTACTGCCAAGCAAATCCGCCCCAGCCTTACCAGCTCGCATGTTTACTGCAAACTTACCTATACCTTGAGCTGTCTTGCCTGTAATCGACATCAAAAAGCCAAGGTTACGGGTAAATGCGCCAACACCTAGGACTGCTGGACCCGTTGCCACTCCTACTAGCGCCGTCTTCGCAATGAAGCCTTGCATTTCAGGTGATAGCTCGTTGAAGCCGTCGACTAACCCTTGCACCATTTCAATAAAATCACTTGCCATTGGAATTAGAGTATCACCCACCGAAATCGCTAACGTTTCAAGTGAACCCATCATTTCCTCGATTTTACCTTTGAGATTGTCCATTTTTTTAGCCGCAACTTCTGCCGCGGTCACTTTAGACATATCTTGATACATTTTATTTATGCCTTTCGAGCCTTCTTTGTAAAGAATATTCGCGCCTCGAATAGCGTCCGAGCCAAACATTGTCGTCAACGCCGCTGATCTCTGTTCTGACGTCATGCCCTTCAAGCTATCTTGTAGTATGTCTGATATTTCTGCCATCGAACGTAAATCGCCGTTCGTATCATAAAACGCCGATTGTAAGGAGCCTGAATTCATTAACAAATCATTAAATTCCTTGTTCACTTTCGCCGTTGAAGCTTTAGATCCCGCCATACTTTTCGCCAAATCGTGCATTTGTTCCATCAACACATCTTGTTCTGTGCCAAGTGGTTTAATACCATTATCCTTTAACGTCTTCATGGCATTTTCGGTGTTCGTTGTCAGTAATCCCAAACGCTCAAATTCACTTGCCGCCGCGTCTGTTTGTGGATGCAATCGCATGAGCATTGTTTTTAAGGATGTACCAGCATCTGAACCTTTCAGCCCGTTTTGTGCAAAGACTGCTAGTGCTGTCGTCGTATCTTGAAATGAAAGTTTAACGCCTGACGCTACCGCCGCAGACTGTTGTAATCCCATTTGCAAACCTTTTACGTCAGTGGCAGAAGCATTTGCCGCACCAGCGAGCAAGTTCGCCGCATCTGTCACAGACAAGTTATCTGCTTTAAAAGCATTTAGAGCCGTGGACGCGATTTCTGCCGCATCCGCAAGCCCTAACTCTCCTGCGGTCGCTAAATCAAGCGCACCAGCTAGCCCGCCGCTCATGATGTCTTGCGTTGAAACACCTGCCTTCATCAGCTCTTCGATACCTTGAGCCGCCTCAGTTGCCGAGTATTTAGTCTTTGCCCCTAGATCAACAGCGAGCTCTTTCAATTTCAACATTTCTGCGCCCGTTGCCCCAGAAATGGATTGAACAGACGAAAGTTGAGATTCGAAATCTGCCGCACTCTTCATCGCAAACCCTAAACCTATGCCAAGTGGTGCACTAAATTTTGTTGTTATTCCCATACCGACGTCTGTAATCTTCTTGCCAGCACCCTGCATCTTCAATCCGATATCATCCATCTTTTTACCAGCTATAACCCAACTGTTAGAAGAGACAGCAATTTCTTTTCCTAGTGCATTGTATTTCGTTCGCAATGCCTCCGCCTGTGCCACAGACTTCGTCATCGCTTGTTCGGCGTTAAGTAATTTTTGTTTTTGTTCTTCTGTAGCTGAATTGACATCGCCGATACCTTCGCGCAAATCTTTATACGTTTTCGTATTCTTAGCCGCTAGCGCGTCCGTTGCCTTCATCTGCTGTCCTAATATTTGATATTTCGACTTCATGGCGTTAGCTGAATTACCTGTGTTTTTGAAGGCAGCTTCCGTCGCCTTCAAATTGTTTCCTAATGCTTTCACCTGTTTATCTAAAGTCCTCGCAGACGCTTGGAAAGGGTCGATGTCAAGGCTTGCTGTTGTGACTAGCGCTCCTAATTGAGTTGACATTCAGTTTCCCCCTTTCTTTAGAATAGACCAGGAAAAATCTTATCAATCGGAACTTCTTTCTCTGATTCAGGAGTGTTGATATCTATAAGTAAATCAACATCCTTGAAATTGAGTGCATATATTTCATGCAATTTATATCCTGCGTCTTGCAGGCTTTTAAATAACGATTTTAAGTTGTCGACAGCTTCTTCAATCGTTATTTGTCGTCCTTTTTTTCATCAGATTCTCCATCCATCACATCGATTATTATGCTATTCAATAGATCAGGAAAATCTTTTCTCTTAACAGACCTAAGAATATCCTCTGCCTCAAACTTATTATCAAACACGTTTACAATTAGTTTTATGCCCGCATCGAAAGAATCATAATTTCGTTGTATATAATAAGCTTGCAAATCTTCCGATGACATACCTTCGATTTTTTCGTCTGTTGTATAGAGTGCTTTTTGATTTAATTGGAATTTCATCACTGCCATAGCATCCGCCATATTTGCGTCTGCCTTTTTATATGTTTTAGACTTGCCTTTTTCGTCAATTAATGTAATTTTCATGCCTTTCCCTCCAAATTAAAAAAGCCCAACTAGGCTTTCAGTTTATTTGCTTCTATCCACTGACTGGCAGTGATGCAACGCAATTTACCATCTTCTTTTTTACTAGCAACATACGCCGCTAATTGCTCATATCGATCTACGGGATAAAACATTGTGTCGGCATCTGAACCAAAACGATGATTCAAGAATGTTAGTGTAGCCCCGCAGTCGATTGCGTTGTCCACCATCGCTTTCGCTTGCGAAATCGTGACCGTTGGAATCAGATTAAATGCTTTTAATCCATAGTTACCGACTGGATTTTCGACCTCTATTCCAGAGACAAGCGTCCGCATCGCTATGCACCCTGCTTCTTGCGCAATCGCGGCTGTTTTATCGTTCATGCTTCCATAAGGTAAGATTAAGAAGTCTTTAGCTCTATCCCAGCCCTTACTAGTTAAGAAAGCTTTGCCTGCGGATATATCCGCCAACGATTCCACATCGGATATGTCGCCTTGCCGCTTATGCCCGCCAGTATGGTTCGCGAAATCCCAACCAGCGTCATAGATTTCTGCCATGCGATCAATAGAAATAAAACGAGCATCCCCTACATTGCTCGCAACAACACCAATCGTCGCAGGGAGTTTGTGCTGGTCTAGAATACGGAAAGCCTCCGTGTCCTGCGTCGTCCATCCGTCGTCCATCATAAACAACACATTCGCTTTTCCTGCTTTCACAAACGATAAAGCATCGAATGCGACCGTCGCCGTTTGAGTTGCAACGGCTTCTACACGTATTTGTACCGCTTGAATCGCATTGTTGATATCAAACGCCCCAACCTTTTTCCCGCTGCGTATCGCGGCGCTAAGATTATTCCATCCTTTTTTAAGCTCATAGCCTTCAAAAACAAAGCTACAATTATTGCTCAATCCTGTGTCATTTGCCAAATAGACAATAACCCGTTGTGTCGTCGCTGGGTCGTGTACAAACATGCTTACATCTATGCCTGTAGCGCTATTCGCATAAGTGTTTATTTCTGTGTTTCTCATAAAGCCTATCGCGCCGTTTTCGCATAAAATCTCAATGCTTTGCTTGTTGTTTGTATTGACCTTATCCGCCGTTCTCGACGTTCCTGCACCACTTGCCAGCTTCCACGGCGTAAGTGCTAGGAATTCATCAATAATTGTTGTATCACGTTCAATGGAACTTAGAGAAACATCAAAATTCACGCTTGTGAAAGCGTCAGGGTTGCCAACTGATGAGATTTTCACCGTTGACTTTCCAACGTTTCTACTTGTTGCTAATCCATTGGCATCCACAGTCACAGAATCACCTTCGACATCATATGCAAGTTGTTGGGAAGCGTCCTCTGGCAGTACTTTTGTTTTGATTTGAAATTGACTTTTCATATGTTACACCTCTAAGTCGATATTAGTTTCTTCTGCCTCTACCACTTCTGGACTAGGCGCGATGCCATACACTTTTTTATAGAATTTTTCTAAACTGAACCCCTCGTTATCTTCTCTGGCAATCGTCATCATAAGTCCATCGCGTTCGCGTGCGGCAAAGCTACCGCTGATGGCGTCTGTAGCAGGACTCAACTTATCCTCTTTTGTTTTTAAATCAACCGAAGGCAACGTGAATTTCCCTTTCGCTAACCCAAACCACACATATTTCCCATTCGTCATTTTTGACCTAAACGAAACAGCAACATAAGGCGACTTGATATCCTTGTTGTAGATTTCCATGCCATCCTCAATTTCCACACCTAGAATGTCTTTCTTTGCGTCTGATAAGATGTCAGCTAAATCAAAATCTAGCCCTAGATCATTGATACCGCCATCCAAAATATCATAAATGCCATCATCCGCGAAAAAAGGTTCTGATTCCTGCGACACATTTAATTTCGCTGTAACAAGCCCCTTTAAATTTTTGATTTCCTTGATTTCTTCGTTTTCTGCATGTACACCATATTGCGCTTTATCAAGCCCAATTTTCACCATTTCCATTCCTTCTTTCTCTGATTTTCTGCAATAAAAAAAGAACGTGTTTACGTCCTAAGAAATTGGTTCATTGCTTCGATATCGTCGAGCACTGAATGTCACACCGTCGATATCTGGGTCATCGTAAGTTGCTTCTGTATACTGCTCATAGCCTATTTGGTACATAATCTCGTCAATTAGGGTTTGCAACTCGTCGAGATGTATCAGCTCCGACACGGACATGCTTATTTGGATATCCGCGACAACAACCGTACGCCTGTCATCCGCATATGCCGCCCCATGACTATCGATAGGATTTATTTTTACTAATGGAGCAAAATCTTTCTTCTGGTACATTTCAGGTATTTTCAATCTGTAGATCGTTTGCTCGTCTAGCTTTTCCCCTCGCAAATTATCCATCAATTGGTTGAGTTCTACATTTCCATTCAGCTCCTTATATACCTGTATAATTGGTATCACTACAACTGATTCCCCTTCCTCACTTCGTTTGCATAAATAGCTAGCACCTCAGCCTTGCTCTGTTCAATGGTCTTTTGTGCAAATCCAAGCGGTTCCTGCTTGGTAGTTCCAAATTCAGGATAGTGAAAGCGTCTGCCTGTTTTTCGACCAAAACCAATATCACTAGATACAGTGCCTCTGCCCATACCTGTAACAGCAGTGACTTGCACATCTTCGCGCAAATGCTCACCTGTTTTGCTGTCTGAATCATAAGGAGTATTCGCTTCTAAGTTTTTCTTGACGACGTTCGACGCTAGGATGACGCCACGTTTCGCCGCCTTCTTGTTATTCAATTGCAACTTAACAAGGTTTCTTTGGAGCTCTTCCAGCCCGTCTACCATTCGACCAACTCCCCTTTGATTAAGAACAATTCTTTGTATCTGTAGTCTGGTAAAGTCTCGACTACTTCAAAATTGCCCCCATCGAAAGTGATAACCATGTCTGTCTCGATCTTTTTTTCTTGCTGTTCACGAACCGCAAATGTAATTTTAGTAGAACGTCCTTCCGCTTCCTTAAACTCTTTCGCGGATGCTCTCCGAACCTCAGCCCAACACGAAAAGGACGGGACTAACACTTTTTTTAGTTCGCCATTATCATCTTTTTTTTGAGCTTTTTCATTAAACGTTATTCTGGTGTTGAGTTGTCCGATTTCCATTTAGAATACTCCCCTCGCAAACGCTGGATAAGTGAATCTACACCGAATGGAATTTCATTCATATTGTTCAAGCTTGTCGCTTTCCTGTTTTCGTAGTAATGCCCTAATAACAACAATACAGCAGTGTTAAAAGTTGATCTGTCTTTAAAAAAAGCTGTATCGTCCTGAAACGTTACTGCCCCTTTTATTTCCGATTGGGCTGTTGGCAAGTATATTTGACTTATCAAATCATCATCAAATTCATGCTCCACTTTTAAGTGCTTTTTTATTATTCCTATTTCCATGTCATCCCTCCACAAGGAAGGAGCTTAAAACGCTCCTCCTATCTATCAGGCTGTCCCAGCCACTTCTTTCCAAGTAACGAAAACGCCTGCTTTTTCATCCGCTTTTTTCACATCGAAACGGACATATGAAGCAAGAATTTGTCCGTAAATTTCATTTTCTACCCAGCGGACAGATAATTGCTTGCGGTCTGCAAACAATACACCTTTATACATGTCACCGATGAAAGCTTTTGTGTCCCCATCTTTACCGAGTAACTTGTCTGAAACGATGTATAATGGGCGGCCTGAAATACTCATCCCTGATGGGCTTACAATATCTTGTTTAAGAATATATTGGCCATTTTTATCTTTTAACGTATCCAGCACTTGATACATGGACGCTGTCGCAACGATAGAAACGCTATATGCAGGGTCAATCGTGACGTTGAACACTTTTTTAATATCATCTAAGCTAGCTGCGTTTGTCGCTGTGAAAGTTTGCAACACTTCTGATATTTTTGCATTAGATGTATTCAGTTCTTTCTGCTTTACATCTCTTTGCACAATCGCTAGCAAGTCCGCCTCGCTATCGTCAATCGCTTCTTGCGAGATTGGGATAGAACCACGATATGTTTTTACTTTGTAATCAATTTTTTTGAAGTTTGGTTTCGCTAGGGCTGGATTCTTAGCAAGTTCTTCTACATCCACCATTGCGTCCGTCGCATTGCCGACAACTGGATAACTACCCGACGGCGACGTAACTGGTTGTCTATTTACGAATTTGGAAAGGTCAACTACCGTTTCAGGTGTCTCTTGCGGCTTATTTACAATGTTTTCTGGAATTAGTACACCAGCATCAACAGAATTTAAACTACGAATTTCGCTACCTTTTGTACGAATGTAATTGTCGAAGTCCGCCACTTCTGGATTTTTTTCCAAGATACTACGACTTTCCGCGGCTCCAGTTCCGCCTGCCCCTTCGTCGCTTGGTGGGTCAACCTCACGATATCCGTTGATTTCTTCTAAGTCTGTTAAGTTAGATTGCAGTGTTTCTAATTCTGCTTTTTTCACCTCGATATCCTCTTTTAGCTCCTGCGCTTTTTCTAAATCACCAGATTCCGCCACAGAGCGAACCTCTGTAACACTTGAGTTATACGCCTCACGTTTTTCGTTAATCGTTACTTTTAACGCTCTAATTTTTTCTAATAGCATGATTTAATCCCCTTCTTATCCGTTTTTTAAGCACAAAAATACACCTACAATTTGTAAGTGTTTAAATAAAGTCTTCTAATAAATCGATTTCGAATAGTAGCAGGTTCTTTTTGAATTCATCTTCTTTTTCCATATTTCTAACCGCAACTGCTACATTAGTACTTTCATATGCAGGGAAAGTCACGACAGAGATTTCGTCGATTTTTAAGAAACTTTTAATACTACGAATCCTGCCACCATTTTTATCCCGCTTCCAGCCTTCCCCGCCTTTTTGTAAAGCGAATTTAAAACTACATTGGTCGACATTCCCTAGCTTGATGTTCGAATATAGATCACGAGCAAAGCTAGTTTCAGGAAGTTTGCATTTAAAACGCAAGCCCACTTCGTCTACCGCTAACTCTAGCGTATTCGCCTTGGTTCTCCCTATACATAAATTACCATCGTGATTGATTAAACAGCGAACATCGGACAAATCTACGTTATCCAGCGCTCCATCTAAAATGATTTCACGAAAACCGCCTAAATCCTCACTCAAACTATTAAATTTGAGCGCATACCCTTCGATTTCCATTTCACCGTCACTCGTGATTCGTTCTAAAGACCTTGTTTCATTCTTCTCCATGCTTACCATCACCCCCTTTAGCCTTACTTTTAGCTCTTAGAAGCTGGTATTCTTCCAGCATATCTAGCCACGTATTATTTAAGTCTGTGAGCATCCTATCGCCTTGCTCAACTGGTTTATAACCATATCGCTCCCTAGCTTCATTTAGATTAATAATATTGGCGTCTTTCAATCCTTTCACGATGCCCAGTTTGGTTTTAGGGTCTACCTCCAACAGCCTATCGATATTAAAATTAATATCTGTAAAGTGATTTTCTGGATATGGAATCAGCTTGAATTCCATTTCAGAAGTCAGTGAGTAAAACAACCTAGAAAGTGTGGATTGGGAATAATCTAAGTTTGCTTGTTCTACCGATGTATTCACCGTTTCAATCCCCATTTTGCTGAGCGGCAAGCCGAACGCTTTCGCCACTTGTTGCGTTGTAAAGTTATAACTATTCAAAAATCGCAAAATTTCTGTTGGCACTTCTAATTGTTTGAAGTCCATTAAAGAATCAAGAACCAGCACGCCGCCAGCATTCTTGGAGCCTAGGTAACCTTCCGTGAATTCCTCTCGATATGTTTTTAGTTCTTCGGCACTTGATCTAGCTTTATCTAATTTTAGAATGCCTCCAACGCTTGCCCCTTTCTTAAAAAAAGAATCTAAGAATTTCTTAGACCCTTCTTGGATGCTCACTTCTTTTGCTAACGCATATAGCGGACTATAGGAGTTGAAGCCATCCAGTGTAAACATTCTAAAATGTAGAACATCCGCCGCTTGCAACGTAGTGGTTCGACCCTTGATATCAGAACTAACCATATATTGAATCTTCCCATTTTCTTCTGCGATGGTAATAATGCTATTTCTTAGAAAATGGAGTTCTACTGGATTACTTTGTTTATCCCGTATAATTTGTACATAAGATGAGCCGTTTAGTAACATGTTCGCTACTATAACAAAGCGAAAATGCCACGGGGTCAGATAATCGTTTGGTCTTTTGTTCAGCAAGTAGTTTAACTCGCTATCTTTATCCGTTTGCCCTCTGATTTTGATTTCTATTGGGGAGCTTGCAATGTCGCTCGATATCGTTTGAACAGCAGTAAAAATATCGCTATTTCGCAATGCTGTAATTCCAGACCAAGAAACGTTATCCCCATAAGCCGCATGTAGAATGCTTTGCAAAACTTCCTCGTCTATTGCGACATTGTCCCGCTTTTCACCCCTACTTCGAAAAAACATAGTTAGTTTTCACCCCCAGATTTCACTAACAGAACAGATAGCGCAATACATGACGCACCTGTTATCACGAAGCCGATTTGCAAACTATACAAAAATCCTGTAACACAAAAAAGCGCTAATCCTGTTACTAAAAGAAAAGTATGTGCGTAGTTTGCTATACCTCGTAATAGATACATGATGATTAATTTTATACCTTCCATCCATTTTCCTCCTATGACCAAAAATCAAAATACGAATCATCTTTTTCGTTGAGAAATGCCGCCTCAGTCCAAGCGTTGACAACCGCAATAATCGGGTCAATTTTTTCACGATTCGTTTTCTTGCTAATTTTTTGAGCGTCATTTACTTTATCCAACACGGCGTTATTTACAGCTATTGTTAGGAGTGGGTTCCCCGCGTGGGTAATTTTTTTGTCTATTATGCCCATCCTTAGTTGCTTCGTTGGTTGCGATAACGTTAAGAACCCTTGCGCCACATCCACTAACGGATAATTCCAGCCGCGTTTTTCCATTTCCGCGATCATATAGTTAGACATCGCTCTGTCATAGCAGATTGATACGATTTCCAGCTCGTTTTCAGCCACATGACTTTCTATATGATTAAGCATTAGATCAATGTTGATGGTACCTGTTTCCAAATCTGTGATAGTTGCGTATTTATTTTCTGCCATCATTGTGTAGTTGATATGATCACGTTCTTCTTTAGCCGCTAGCCCGCCTTTGGTCGCAACAAAGGAATGTGCATCAATATAGAACTGTCCTTCGTCTAATAGATAAACGAATCCAACCGCCGTCAAATCGTCACCTCTGGATAAATCAATGCCAAGAACAACTTTTCGTTTCCGTATATCGACCGTTTTATCCTCTGCCGCCTTCCAGTCAAATGCATCCATATACGATTCTTTACTGTGTTGCCTCCACATATTGAAATTTTTTACTAAAACTGGATTTAAGTCTTGATTTTCAATTGCTCTATCTAGTCTTTTCCTCAAAAACTTCTTAATAGTAGAAAACATGCTTTCTGATTCTAGCAACGGATTTGACTTTATCCAAAGTTCCTCGTCTAAATATTCATCCTCTGCATCATGTTCCGCAACAAAACAAAAGTATTCTTCATCGATAACATGCTTATCCAAAATCGATTTCGCATATTTATATTCTTCCGTGTACATTGGTGCATTCAAATTAAAACCCGATGTGCTAATAATGATGTTTAGTGCATTTTCTAATTGCATTTGTCCAGATTCTAAAAGCTCCATCATTTCTGTTGTTTTGCTCGCGGCATACTCATCTAAAATCCCGACGTATGGCTCGAAGCCGTCAACAGCGCCTGTATCTCGTGATAGTGGCATGATAAACGATTCATCGATTAAATTTTTTATTTCTTCTCTGACACGTTTTGTACTCTCTTTGATCTCGTCGAACTGACGCCGCAAAGCTTCAAGTTGTTTTCGAATCATTTCAAAAATGATTTTGGCTTGCTTCTTATCATTTGCCGTACAAAAAATCTGGCGGCTCATTTTTGGATTGCTGCCAAAAAGCAATTCATATAGAGCGATACCAGCAACGAGTATACTTTTGCCGTTTTTTCTAGCCATGGTAATGAACGCTTTTTTAAATCTACGAACACGCTTCTTATCTTCGCGTACCTCATACCAACCATACAACATCGATTGAATAAACTTTTGAAAATATGCTAACGGGTAAGTTTCGCCCGTTTTCGGGTCTGGAAGCATTTCACTAAATTTAATAAATTTCTTCGCTCGCTTGGGGAAATACTTATACGGGAAATCTGAATTGCCTTGGCGATCTAAATCATCTATATGACGTTGGCACGTTTTTATTACAGCATCACTAGCTAACAGCTCACCATTTATAATCATCTGGCAATATAACCACGCAGAATCTTTCACATGATGATTATTCGTCGTCGCTGTCGTCATCGTCATCACCAAGTAAGTCTAACATCGTCTTTTTCTTTTCGTTTTTAGGGATATTCAATCGCATTCTGCTGTCAATCGTCATCCCCAAAGCGCCAGCCATCGCCCTGATTTCCTTACCAGTTTCAATCATGATTGCATACGCTGGATTTTTACGCCTACTAACAACGCGTTCGATAACCGTCACGACGCCGTCTTGTTCCACTCTCATTTCCTCTGACTCTTCTACAGAAAAAATTCCATACTTGTTGAGACTCTCGTTCGCCTCCATATAGCGCGAGTAGTTATTTGCATACATCGCAATCATCGTCGAATCTAATTCAGCGATAGGGAGTTCTCGTAACAACTTGGAAATTCGTTTATATTCTTTTTTTCCAGCTTCATTCAACCAATCGGGCGGTTTTGATTTTAATGGCGAAAAAGTACTTAAATTTTGCTCCATTTCTCGCTTTTTTTGCATTTCCACTTTTGTTCTGTGCCCTTTGACACTTGTTGATATGACAGGCTTCCTTCCCGCCATAAAAATCACCTCCTTGTCTAAATCCCCCTCATTTTAATTTTTTTCATTTTGGGAATTTGGTTGCGTTTAAGAGGGAGCCGTTCTACATAAATAAAAAAAGGGTACCCGTTGAAAACAAAGGGGGTCTAAATACCCTCAAAAATCATATAAATAGGTATTTAGTCCCTAGAAAAAGTCTTGGTATTATGACAAGACCAGCACATAGACTGCAAATACTCTTCATCAAACCTATGAGACCAACCTTCTGTTGTATTGGTTTCTATCATATGATCGACCATTTCGGCTAGCACAGGACTGTCAGGAGTTGAGCAGACTTCACATAGTGGATTGTTAATCAACTTTATGCGCCTAACCTTTTGCCAACGCTTGCTCTTATAGAAGTTAATCCTTTCTGGTTCGTTTCTCATTCGCTGTTTGTCGTATCTTTTGTAGTCTGCCACCTTCTCAGTGACTGGTACAAGGATTCGCTTACCATTCCTAACAATCCGTTTCATCGGTTGAACCATGATTACCAATCCGTCCAGTCTATGCATCTTGTATGAATAGGCGATATAGTAAGCCCATCTTCGGTTGCCGTTACTTCTTTCATATCTCTACCTTCTCCATCGTAGAAGACAATCTTATATCGCATCCTACAAGGGTTGAGCTCATGCCCTTTCGTTTCCCACTTAAAATGAAACTCAACGATAGCCCTATGTTTAATCTCTATACCTTTGTACGTGACTGTCGGTATGCTTCCGTTGTCCTTTAACTCAATGTGCAATAAGTTTTTGTTTGAATCAAATTCTTGCTTTAGAAAGCCGTGTGGAAGTTCAATACTACCGCCATTCTCATTGTTTGAAAAAACCATCTTATGCCCTCCTTCTAATCTTTAATTGCAATAAATAGTGTCGCCCGCGTGCGTAACCTCGATAACCATGGTATGACCACCTAGCTTATCTGCTACACCGTTCGCTTCCTCAAAGTTATCAAACTTCAATGCACTTTCCACGTCTCGCGTGGTGCGAGCCTGCCCTTTTTCTATATCGTATCTCTTCACAAATTTTTCTGAATCAAAATAAAGTGCGTAACGTTTTTCCATTTATATCCCTCCAGATAATTAATAGCGCGTCACCCCTGAGTCGAACAGGGTTTCAAATCAGTTCCCAACCTGACGCATAATATTAATGAGAAGCAGAAACAGGAGGGTGCTCCTGCTTCTCCATGACAGGAGTTTTTCACTCCTCATATATAGGGCGCAACCACACCACAAGAATGCCCTGCGAATGTAACATAATTTGAATTGTGTACCCATTTATAAAACCTCCAAATCCATTGCCTGCCAACTAATTTAAAGATTCTTAATATCGAATGTAACGTTGCTGTTTTGAGTGCACATTCATATAAAAAAATAACAATTATTCTAGTTCAATTCTTTTCGATGCAGCTGTTATATGCTCTCCAATTGACACAGCCTTTTCGTATTGCAATCTCATATCAACACCACACAACCGATTAGATATGCCAAACCAATCAAAATGATAACCATCCATACATGAATTCACAGAGCGATAATGATATCTTATTTTTCCTCTAACAAATGATAGATCGCGGTCATCGCATCTAGTTATGAGATATCTCTTTTTGTCATCGTTGTATTCATTACGAGCATCGGCAATGTTGGCGCACAGCACAATAACCTTTTTCAAATTATTCTCCCCATTTCTTCTTAACGACATTCTTAAACGCATCCTGTCTGTTTATCTTTTTAGTTGACTCTACCTCCACACGTATGTCCGCATCTTGCCATGATTGAAAATATCGTGAAGGAACACCAACGAGAGCCGCCATCCTTTTAAATGCATCAGAAATAATTTTTTCGTCCATTCCATCCATCTCCTTATAAACTAAATTTAGACATCTTTTGATCTAGCTCATCCTGTTGTATGCCAATATAAATCAACGTTTCTCGCTGGTCGCGGTGATTAAATATCTTTTGCAATGCCGCTACATCCTTGAACTGAGTGTAGAAGTGATAGCCAAACGTTTTCCTAAGCGTGTGAGTACCAACCCTTTCCAACTTAAACACGTCTTGCAACTCTTTCAGAATCCGATACGCTGTCACTCTCGTAATCGGCTTATTGATTCCCTTGCGTGAAGGAAATAGAAAGTCCTCGTCATCCATATCCAACACATACATATCGAGCGCCTTCTTCACTTCTCGTGGAATCAATATTTTTTTATTCTTGCTGGTCTTTTTCTCTCGCAACGAAATATGGTCGCCCCTGACGCTCTTCACTTTAAGCGTGAGCAAGTCGCTTATTCTAAGCCCCACATTGATGCCCAGAAAGAACAAAATATAATCCCGTTGATTTCTGGTTATCAAGTATCGTTTGATGTCTGTGATAGTATCCCGATTGCGAATTGGTTCCACTATATTCAATCAGCCCACCCCCTTGCATACACATATAAACTTCTTTCTTTTCGCCTTTGTATCTTAGCTTTGGCTCGTTCTAATAATGTTTCAACTGTTGTTTTCTTAACGCCCAACATCGAAGCCGCAGTGCTTACTTCGATTAAACTTTGATAAACTAGCAAGTATGCTTCTTTCTCACGTGCTGTAAGGTCACTTAAAAGCTCTTTTAACATTTTGCGGTCACAATCACCGATTTCTTTTTCTGTCTCCTCACGCGCTAAATCGAGCGCCAGAATCGACATATACTGCTCATCAGCTCTAATAGTTCGTCTGCTTTTGTTTTTCTTGTCTGGATCAGTAGTTGGAAATCGTCCCGTCTCCATGAACACGATGCCATCCGTCAAACTGCGGCTCATGCTAGCCCATATGCTTTTTTTACGTTCTTCACTCTCCAACGAGTCGTTTATGTCAATAATCTTTTGCACCGATGCACTGTCACTGTCTAGCTCATCATCCAATTGCTTTGCCAGCTCCTTGCACTTCTCTGCGCACAAACCCTTGTATTTCATGACCCCCTTACGAGTCATTGCATATTGGAAAATCAAATCTTCATTCGCCACACTGCGCCCTCCTAACAAATAAAAAGACGCTACCCCACCGATTGATGGTATAGCGTCTTTTGGTTTTTCCATTCAGACATCTTTATTTAGTTTTCGCTTCGTGTTCACGTCTTCGTGAACTGCCTTGCTGTCGCTCCATGTAATGGTTTGCTTGCCATATCCAGAACTAGGACACTCCATAAAATCTTTAGCTTCCCCATTCTCGATAACTATGAGCCCATTTTTATGTTTCAGCTCTTCATCGCCAAAATTGAAATTCAAAGCCTTTTCCTCCTCACTTATCTAAATTATCTCGCGTTGTCCAGAACGAATATCCTGCATCTGTTCTAACTTCCACGGCGTCATCATCGACTGTATCTATAATTGTGACAATATCCGTATATTTTACTTCATCACCGATTTTAATTGCATTGTTATTTTCGCTCATTCGTGTTATTCCCTCCAAATTCAACATTTATTTAAACCCTTGCAAATTCACTCGTTCTTTTCTAATATTGCGATAGCCTGATTTCTTTGCTTTTCCACTAGCGATTTCGAGCGCTTCACCATAGCTAGGTGCCTCGATATCTCTGTAAACCATGCTACCCCATCCGTTTCTCGTGAGCGCCTGCAACCACACTTTGTATTTCTTTTTCATGCTATCGCCCCATACTTTCTGGACTGTTGCACCAACTATGTTTAACGCTCAATTCTTTGTACTTCTTCTCCCATTTTTCAGCCTCACCGTTGAAATTAATCAGCATCGTTTCAATTTCAGGAACAAGGTGTTCTGGTAATCCTTTTTCGCTCAAATCTTCTATGATGCTTTCTATTTTATATTCATAGATCATTTCGTGCCCCCCCTAAATATTTTTTTCAAGAAACTTGCCAATCTGCTTTCTTGCTTATACTTACTCCAATCCGTCTCCGTTAGCATCTCAATCACTTTGCCAGTCTGTGGCGCTCTATGCGCAGTCATGGCGTATGTGTGTATTCTGCTAGTATGGTTATACGAATTATTTTTAATATATTCTTTGGCTTCTTGTTTGCTCAAAAACAATGTATTTTCAACGATATAAGCAACTTCCATTACAGGAACTATTCGATAAAACCCATCTTCATTCAACCCATTTTCTTCTATCCAATCGAAAAGGTCGTCTAAATTCATATCTTGATAATTAGGTAGTTCGTTTAGCTCCTCATGTTCTTCTAAAAATTCTATTAAATCCGCTGGGCTTCTAAACTGAACGGAATCACCATCTGCGTGCACATAATGTGTTTCATCTGCATAATCGCTATCTGTGGGAAGGAATTTATAATCCATCAGTACCCAAAATCGCGGGCTTGCCTGTGAGTCGATTTCTTGACTACTCAGCTCTTTTTGCAAATCTTTTAAAAAGCCTAGTTCAGAGTTTTTCATTCCTTATCCTCCTACTTCCCCTTAATCACACCTAATTTTTTCAACCGCTTAACAACTGCCTTTTCGCTCATATCGAAATGAACAGCAATTTCTCCAACCTCAATTTGACGCCTTCTAATACGGTCAAAATGGATCGAGAACAGATCATCGAAATCTAATCCCCTTGCGATACCGTCGATTGTGTTAGTGACGAATATACGCCGTTTCACTTCGTCTCGCTTATCCATCAATTTGTACAATTTTTTTCGCAGTTCGCTGACTTTCTTTTTTGTGCGCGGTTGCTGTTGCAACAATGTTATTTGATGTATAATTTCAATCTGTTTGCGCTTGTTGTCTGGTAGGATGCTAGTTTGAATCATTGGAATCCACCTCGCTCAAATTCATTGATTCCAATTCGCCAGCTATGCGCTTGATAAAATCAATATGCTGTTCAGGTGGCAAGCTTTTCCCTGCTACCTTAACCGCAGTAAGTGGTGTGCAATAGTCATCTTTCAAATCCATAAACAGCTCAACTGCACAATCCATTTCTGTTTTTTCGACCTCGTAATCATCCAAAACAGCTCGGCAATAATCGGTAGGATTTTGATGAATATAGTTAAAAATCTCTTTATCCTCTGCTGGAAAATCTCTCGCTTCGGATGAATAAAAGTTTTTGAATAGCAGAACTTTTAGCGCTTCCCCTCTATTAGCGTTCAATTCGCTGTTGTTCTCAAGACAATCGCGAATATTAGCCGCAACAACTGGCGGTAATTTCACTTTTTGAGGGGCTACTCTCAACCCTTTCAACGTTGAATCACTCATATTTATATAACTTTGAAGGCGTAGCCCCGCTGAGTCTCTATAGCACAATATTTTCTGCGAATTGCTTACACGTATCACACCAACCTTGAGTAGCATGTCCTCTTCTTCAGGTAACATCCATCTTTCCATCAATATCCCCCTAATCTCTTTCCGCTCGCATTTGGTTATAGCAAGCTTCGATTTCTTCATCGTCCAACTCCATCACTTCATTTGCTGTCATATATTCCGTGTGCAACAATGAAGAAACCATTTGTTGCACGCCCATACGACGCGAACTGATAAGGTTCAAAATATAAGTATTATCGTTCATCTAGTAACCCTATTTGAGCCACGCGGAGTATTCGTCTAGCTTCGTCAAGACTGTTCGTCGCGTTCTTCCCATCCTTATTCATCACTTCTGCTAATTTTGCAATCATGATTACAGCTTCCAACCTGACTGCTTTTTCAGCAAGGTCTATAACCATGTCTGTGCTGAACTCGAATGTCGGCTCGTCTGGCTCCGCTTTCTCAGATATGGTATTTTGAATAGCCCGCTGTTTCGCCTCTTTTAAAGCAGACACCAAATCTTTCGCATTGGAATAACCGTCTATAGCTTGATTATGAAATGTTCGTTTCACCCTTTTTCCTCCTAATCAATCGCAATATTTTCAGTGAATTTCTTGCCTTCTTGATAACCTTCGCTACGAGCCTCGTCATCCTCGAAATTTAAATTCATATTTTTAGCTGGCTTCGTATTCGCTTCTCTGAATGCTTCTACCTTAATAGGCGTTATGACAGCTAATTCATACCCTTCGTTTATTAGCTCCTCTGTTTGATTTTGCAAGGCGTATTCCAACCCCTCGATATATCCAAGTGAGTAGCTCTTTACTTTGTAATTCGCCTCCGTCATCTTCAAATGCCTATTGAGTATTTTCAATTTTTGCCGATATTTTTTTGAACAGTAATTAAGGGATGCGAATGCATAATTGAATGTAGCTTCTGCGATATCAATATCGCGTTCAAATCCGTATATGGTAAGTACAGTTTGCCCACCACTTTTCACAAAACAGCAACCGCATTTGAATTGCCTACTCACAACGTCACAAAGACTTATTGTTAGATCAGCCATCTTGGAAGTCATGACGACACGTCTCACAACTTCCTCACTGCCCCCAAGGCTTCCACCTGCCTTTATTTGCTCATCAGATATGCCATTCTTAACCATCAAATCCCTAGCTCTCAAAATAGCCGCTTTCGACTCTTCATCATCGGCATCGTTTGCTAGATCAAATAACTTTTGAATCTTTCTCAAAATCGATTCTGACACGTTTACCCCTCCTAATAAGAAAAGGGAACTTACTCAGTCCCCTGAATGTAATTTTTGAAATCTTTTTCCATTTCCTCGACACGTCCGCGCACTTTAGTTGCGCCAGTACTACCAGCCCCTGTGAACATCTTGTACGCCTCTGCACCGTTGCCTTCACCAAGTTTGTATCTAACAGTCATGTCAAGGTACCAATTTCTAAAAATATCAACCTCGTAAGTATCGCGGTATTTGCCAGCCAATCGAATGACCATCGGCAAGTGAACTGGTCTCAGTAAAGTTCTGTCTTCCCCACTCAGGGCTAGTAGCAAATAATCAAATGTTTTTTTGATACCTGCCAATTCCTCGCTCGTATTAAATCCAGTTTTTAGGGTTTCGGCATACTTGCAAACTTCACTCTCCGTCATCTTGGTAACGTTTTGGTATGCGTCACCGCGAACCATAAGCGCTTGAATAATGATTTTCAAATCAGCTTCTTTTCTAGACTGAGCCTTTGTCAATTTAACAACGCTTGTCATAAAATCATGCTTTACAAGCTCATTCAGTTGCGCCGCAATGTCTGAACCCATACGCGCTTTCACTTTTTGAATGCTTTCCAGCGGCGTGCTGTTGTTCAACCGATAAAATACGTCTTCAATTTCCTCGTCCGTTGCATCATCAAGGTAATAGATCAAAATGTATAGATGTTCGATGCTTTCGCGTATATTTTCAGGCAGTTCGCTAAAGTACATACCTCCAGCGTTAAAACCAGCTATTTCTGGAATGTCATCGTGTAATTTATAGTCACCATTCAAGAAATCAAAAATGGTTGTAAGCCGTTGTTTGCCGTCTAAAATATAATTAACGCCATCTATCTTAGTCCCGTATATCGCTGGTATCGGATATTCAGAAGCCATGCTGTGAATGAATAAAGATTTTTGATATTCGTTCCATTGCGACCCTTTCCGTTGAATTGGGTGGTCGAAGCTGATTGTTTTCGATTCCTCATACATGCTTTTTAATTGTTTCGCTCGCGTCGGTCTTGACTTTTTTTCCATATTGTTGAACCCTCCATTTTAGAAACTTTATTCCTTGTACGGCTCCCATCCTGTTTTCATGCCACGGTTGATATAAGGTTGCGTATCTCGCATCACTTCGCCGTTTTCGTCTAATAGCTTGCCATCCTTGCAACAAATATAGTCATATGCCGTGTTGTCATTTTCAAGGATTAGCTTATGCGTCATCTTAGTGCCGCCCATGGTTTTTTTGACGGCTTGCATAACATTCATCGCCATACTAACTCGCCCTCCTAACAAAAAATGTGGCTGTCATATTTTCCAGCGTGCCAGTCAAGCGCCTGCTCAACTTCATCTTGCGAGTAACAAACGGTCTTGCCGCACTGCTTGTTGTCCTTAATCCAGACGATGATTGAATGCGGTTCAACGCCCTGAAATCCTAGATAATTTACTTTTCCACTCATTTCTGAACAATTCCTTTCAGCCTATAGTTTTCCCAGTCAAAGCTAATTTTAGTGGTCGATTGAATCATGCGGCTAAAAATCGCCTCGCCGTACATTGTCATTAAATCTTGTTCTTTGAAATTGGATGTGTAGATTGTGTGCTTGCCTTGACGGCTTTCGACAATCTCGAAAATCTTCTGTGTTGTAAAATCGTTCCCAGACGCCTTTATTTCGCGTCCAACATCATCCATGACTAGAAGGTCAACTTTTCCGATTTCGTCCAACAGTTGCGCTTCTGTGAAGTCTGAGCCGTTATTAAAGCTCTCTCTAATCTTCGTCATTAATTTAGGCGTGCTTATAAACATCATCGTCGCTTGATGGTTATAACCTTTGATATCTGGGAAGTTTTTTAGTGCGATGCGCTTCATGGCGGCTACGGACAAGTGACTTTTACCAGTGCCATAGTTACCAGAAAGCAATAGATTTTGTGGATTCTTTAGCTCGAAATTCGTTGCATATTTTTCAACGATATACTTGGCTCTCGCTGATAATTCATTGCTTGAGTCAGGGGTATAATTTTCAAAGGTCGCCTTTTCAAGCAGTGGATTGATAAGACTTTCAGAGAATATCTTTCGCATCCGCTTGTCTTCGTCGTTCTTCAACGCTCTTCTTGCCAGCTCTCTGTCTTCTTCCGCAATCCGTTTTTGGAAAGCGATGTACTCTGGGTCAGAATGGGAGATCGTCGATGTCGATTTCTCTAATTTCGATATCGTTTTCTCCGCGTCTGGAAAGTGGTTGTGTGACATCTGGTTCACCTGCCTTTCTTTGAACAGGCTTCTCGTTTAGGTAACTTTCGAAGTTATCTGCGGAGAACAAAGTTTTAGGTCTGAGATATGACGCCATCTTAGGGTCATTCTTCCAGCTACGGCATTTGTTTAAAATAACCGTTTTGAAGTCTTCGACAGTAAACCCTTCTTTCAGCCTCGCCTTGATCAACGTTTCTGTTTTTTTGGTGGTTTCTCTATATTTTGTTCCAGCATTAATATTCAAGAAGTCGACTATATCTTTATAGTTAGTATGAGTAATATTAGTATGAGTAAACATACTGCCTGCCTCGTAGACCACCCCTTGCCCATCAGGTAGACCACCCTTGTCTACGTCATGTACAGGGGGTGGTACATCTGATAGACCACCCCCGTCTACATCAGGTACAGGAGGTGGTACGTCTGGTGTACCACCCTTTTTACCTACAACATCGGGGTCTAACAGGGTATAAAGATTTGTTTTTTGTGAGCCGTTTTTACTACGTCTTGGCGTTTTTTTGAGATAATTTTTTTTGATTAGCTCCTCTAAAGTATCAATAACTTTTTGTCTAGAACATTTCAACGCCCTTGCGATTGCTCTAGTCGATGGAAATGAATTTCCTTCATTTGATAAACGGAACATATATTGCAAAATAGCTAGCTCGTATACATCCAGTTCGAACTTGTCATAGATGGCGTTGGGCACCTGAAAAAAACTCTTCGCCCATTTATTTTTTATTTGATCCAATTGAATCCCTCCTGAAACCAAGTCTTGCAAAATAAAATGTATTCTTGAACTTATTCTAATTCCATTATTTGTGCTATAATCAGCCTAGAAAGCGAGGTGATTACATATGGACGAACTTACGAATGATGCAAAATATTTATTATCGCGCATGTATGCTTGCTATCTCGAACGACGAAAAAACGGAGATAGCAAGGCTGATGCCATTGAATTCAATGAGATAGATTCGATTCGAGAAAAACTCATGCCTGAATGGAGTATGGAAGATGTTGAATTTACCTGTTTTGAGTTGCACAGCCACAACTATATCCAAGGAATGGCTTTGGAAAATACTTTATCTTTTATAAAACTTAGCACTAAAGCTATTGCTGGGCTGGAATCTACATTCAAAGATAGAATCGACTCAGTTCTAGAATATGGGGCTAAAATCAAGAATGTCATTCCGTTTATTTAAGACCAAACGGATCTGCTTTCAAGTCTCGAATAGCATTCTCTAAAGAATCAAAATCTGACACTATTTTTTCTTTCAGTGTCCGATTCGCCTTAGTATCTTCTGCCAAAGTGCTAAGGCTTTTCACTATGCTTTCGGTTGCTACTACCAGCCTTTTAGCAAACTCTTCATTCATGTGCGTCACCTCCTTTGAGATTTTGCGTATACACACCGCGAATTAAGTTTTCGGTCTGTTTTCGCGGAAACATCATCGAAACCGCATTATCATTCAATCCTAAACGCCTTGCCTGACTAGACGCTTCTTGTTTAGACCCAAACGCTTTGTCATGTCCCGCTATGAAATATTTAATGCGGTTTCGCCTCAAAAGGCTCACCATCCATAAAAAAAGCATCCTCATCTACCCCTGCATCCAACACCGCATTATCCACAAAATGCATTTCAACCCGCGCCACCACATCCGACAAATTAGTCAAGGTCAACCCATTCTTGCGCACGATTTCCAGTATCTCTGCCGCTACTGCTTTTTCGCAGTGTTCTGTCATCACTTTCTTTTCTTCTAATTGCATGGATAGCAACTCCTTTTCTAATCAAGCTTTCTTGTTTGTTTCCAGCCATTTGTCAAAATACGCAGTCGCTTCTATTCGATCGAAGCGCCATTTATTATTGGACAAAGTTCTGTGTGGTTTAAAATCTTTGTTAAAGAAAAATTCTTTTTGGATTGTGTTCCATGACATGTTTGTGTAATTTAGGAATTCTTTTCTCGTCATATACTTTGACTCGTTATTATTGCTAGCGTTTTTGTTTTTTTCTTGCGCTTCTATTAATAAGGCTCTCGCTTCTTCGCGAATGATTCTTTCTAGGTAAATTGAGTCGACTTGAAGCGTCACCATACCCATTGATGGATTTTTTTCGTTCACCGTCACTCCCTCCATTCCGCGCCATATATGATTTTAAATCATATATGGCGTAAATTATCCCGCCTTTTGTTCGTTTATCCCTAGAATATCATCTGATTTCACTTTAAATACCTTGCATATCAGAACAAGATTTTTCGAACTCATGCTTAAAGGATTCTTTTCCCAATTGCTAATGTTCGCTTGCGAAGTCCCTATAATCTCCGCTAGTTCTTTTTGCGACATCTTGTTATTCTTAGCTCTCAATTCGGCAATAGTCAACATTTGAATCAACTCCTTTTAAAGTATAAAACTAATATAACATGATTATAAATCATATTCAAGTTTTTTGTGATTTATAATCATATAATATATTCTATATCTTTTGTTTGTTGATTTTTAATCATATTTGAATTATAATTATCGAATAAGAAAGGTTGAGGATAATGACTACTGGAGATAGAATTAAAAAACTACGTGAAGATAAGAATTGGAACCAAACTGAATTAGCAGAAAGATTGGGGTTCAAAACATATACCACTGTATCTAAGTGGGAGAGTGATGAAAACAGCCCTAAAGGTAAGGATATAAAACGACTTGCCGAGCTATTCAATGTCACTTCGGATTATTTATTATGTATCGATGACACCTCTAGCCAGAACATTATTGCTGATAAAGATACAGATTCTTTAAATCGGGAAATCGATAAATTAGTTAAGGACAGAGAGTTAAATAAATGGTTGTATGAAATGATTGATAATAACCCAGACGATTTAATTAGGCTTAAACAAATGTGGGAGGTTATGAACTCGAGCAATGAAAATAAAAAAACCTGAGCAAAGCGCAGGTTCAATTTTCTATATCTTGCATTTCCTTTATTATTCTACCAGTAATAATTAAAGAAGCTTTTGATGCTTGCTCTGGTGATAAACCTATTCGAATTAAATCGTCGATCAACTCGAAATTATTTTCAGCCTTGCAAATGAGTTCTTCGTACAGCAATACTAATTTTTTATTTCTCTCTATATCCTCAAGTACTTCTGATGCCGAATCATTTATACAACGTAACATAGGTGCCACTCCTGTTCATCTCATAGAATTGTATTATTATGTCTCTGCATGTTATAATCCCGTTGTGCGAAGTCTTTTTGCAATCGGGTCGGATTGGAAAGTGTAGGCTTCGCTTTTTTGTGTTGCCTACATATGGATGTTAATAAACGCTACGATAAACACCGTAGCAACTGGAAGCGCAGTTAAAGCGCTTCTATATAACTTTTTTTTCAGTTTTTTCATAATAGTTCACCTCCTCCTATATCCTATCATAACAGGTTACAAGAGGATTTTACTTTATATAACAAATAGAAATGTCGGAAGGGGTATAGTTATGAAAACAATAGGGCAAACAATCAGAGAAATAAGAATAATGAAGGGGATGAAACAAAAAGATTTTTCAGAATTTACCCAAGCAGCGATTGCTAACATAGAATCATCTAGGAAAAACATTACTTTGAACAAATTATTAAGTATATTGAAAGATTTTAAAATGACTTTGCGAGAATTCGATTATATTCGAAATGACTATGCTTTATCTCCCACAGAAAACCTATTTTTCGATTTTACAAATGTTAAAAATTCGATTGACCGAGAGCAAGGTGATGAGTTATTAGAAAAAATATCTTCTCATTTAGTCAAATACCCTACTGACTTTATCGCTTACTGTTTATATGTTGTCGAAGATGTTATTTTGAAAATAACTGCTCAAAATAGCTACGAAGTAGATAGTCCTGAGGCTTTCCAAATATGGAGCGAATTATATGGAAGAGTTGCGTGGACTTACCAAGAAGTTTATATTATGTCGAAGTTATTTTTTGTATTTCCTGTGGAATTAGGAACTTCTGTAATCAAACGAATTGAAAGAGAAATGGCTAATTACGTTGAATTCCTCAAAGACATACATTTTGATGCAACTTTCTATACAAATGTTGGAAAGTATTACGTTCATAAACATCAATTTAATTTAGGGAAAAAATATTTAAATTTGGCATTACCGCTTTGCAAGAAATTTAATAGAGTTATTATTGAAAATGATGCCTACGCATACTTGGCAATTATCGACTACCTAGAAGGAAATAAAGATGCAGAAATTGAAGTTTTGGAATGCATCGACTGCCTCCGCGCGATTAGAAAACCAGAGCTTGCAGATGATCTAGAAAGCGACTGGAACACATTCTTTAAGCAAAAAGTTCTAAATTAGTTTTTGATAAATCGAAAAGGGATTTTTAGAATAAGGAGGTATAGGCGTGGCTAGTTTTAGAAAACGCGGAAACAAATGGGAATACCGTATAATATATAAAGATATAAACAACAAACGTAGAGAAAAGTCAGAAGGTGGCTTCAGGACGAAGCCAGAAGCTCGTGACGCGGCGAAAAGAGAAGAAGCTAAGTTATTGTATGGTCATGACTTTTCACGCGAGAATATGACCGTTGAGAGCTATTTAAACTATTGGTACGAAATTGAGAAAGCTGGCAAAGGTGCATATAATACGGAGCGAGTCGTCTCTCAGATAATAAAAATGTGCACCAAAGAGTTAGGTCATTACAAAATGAAAGACTTAAAAAACGCAGATTACCAAAAATTTATTAATAAATCAGGGAAAAACTATAATCACAATACGCTAACTAGATACCACACAACGATTAAAGAAGCCTTTGAGCGCGCAGTCGATTGGGATATCATATACAAAAACCCTGCTCGTAAGGTTTCGATTAAAGGAACTACCAGAGTTTTAAAAGAGACGAAATTCATCGAAGAAAAAAATATCGAAAAATTAATCAAGGCAGCCAACGATTGGGTGGAAGAAGATTATTCGCAACTCTTCACGTTTACCCGCCTCCTCTACTATACTGGTATGCGGATTGGTGAAGCGACCGCCTTGAACCTTGACGACCACGATTATAAAAAAGCTCAAATACGCGTAGATCAAATGATGGTACAAGATCAAGGGAAGTTCTGGATAGTTACCGATGTTTTGAAAACCGAAAATAGTTATAGAACTATTGCTCTTGATAAAGAAACAAATGAGCTTTTATATTTTTGGTCAAAAGGACAAAAAGATTGGTTGAAGCGACATGGGATTACAAACGACGATAACGCTCTATTCATAAACAAAAACGGCAATCGAATAACGCCGCAATTTTATCGCCAGCGGCTGACGGCTTTATGTAGGTTGCATGACATAGACCAAATATCCCCTCATATGTTCCGTCATACTCACACAGTCATGCTTGTCGAATCAAGCGCATCAATGATTGTAACAAAAGATGAAGACTCTACATTCCTAGAATCAGGGTTAACAATAAAATATATCGCGAATAGATTGGGCGATTCTGTCCAAACTATTTCAAAAGTATATGACCATGTTTCTAAAAAGGTTGATCGCAGTAATGTAGACAAGATTGAAAAGCTTATTGACGGCTCTGAAACTCGCACCTTGTGGGCAGTTGGTGGGCAAGATATACAAAAAGAGCCAGAAAACCATTGA